CTAACCGGGTTTCAGTGAGCTTCGAAACCTTTTGAATAATGCGGTTATCTTTTCGGAGTTCACCGACCAAGGCTTCGAAGGCTCTAGTGTCAAGTCGCTCCTCGCGGTCCTCGGCGCTCTCTTTCTGAACTTCTTTAGCCAGCTTGAGCCGTTCGGCCTCAATTTCGCGTAACTTCTTTAGGTCTTTTTTGATGTCGTCAAATTCAGCCATGTTAGCTTCTCGCGGCCTTCAACCGTTCGTTTTCTTCTTCGATGTGTTGTCGAAGCAAATTAGTGTAGATTTCTCGTTCCCAAGGGATCATGTTCTCTAGTTCAGTTAGGCTGTAGCCGTGGTGCTGCATCATGACGAAATTTACTTGGAATAAATTTGCCAAGGATTCATGATACAGGCTCAACCGAAAAAATCGTTGATGGTACTCAAAGTGATCTCACCCTTATTACCACAGGTTGTAGATGTCCCTTCGCCCGTTGGTACTTTATGCTTACAGGTAAACTTGACTGTGTGTTCGACTCTGGGAATAGTATCGAAGAAATCTTGTATCTTCTGAAACTGATCTTGGGAAAGACTCTCAAGAAACTCTGAAATTTCTTCGCGGGTGTAGTCACTAACCTTATGAACTTCCTCTTCCGTATAGATGCATTCGATGCAATCAATCAGAATATCAAACAACTGTTCAACATCGAAATTTTCATTGCCTATACGACGTTGAAAAATATCAAAGCTGGGATACTGCATCTTCACACCCACTTTATCGGTGAGTCTAATATCAGTTTTGTGGCCTTTCGGTCTGGTAACTGTAATCTTTGATACATCAATCTTTAGTTTGATTGGGTGTTTGCATTTGGAACAAGTGACTTCAGGCTCGACAATTTCACCCACCGATCTGGCACGTAGTTGCAGAAAGATATATTCAAGATCAAACAAGGGAAGCTCGTCGATATCACCTAGACCCTCACAACAATTTAGAATGATCTGTTTGATCGCCTTCACACCTTCTTCGGTAGCTTCAGCTTCATCTTCGACTTGAGCAGCCATGAGTAGAAGTTTTTCTTCCTTGACTAGAAACGGCCGAAACGAAATCTGCTTTCCCGTTGAGGGCAGATCCAGAGTATAGGTTGGGGTTGCAATAATTGGCAAAGGCATAGTAAAGTAATCCTTAAGTTAGAAAGCCCGATTCAATACACTTCCAAAGAGAGTTCCACCAGAACCCGTAATGCGGGGCAGTTGATCGTAAAAAGCGCCAGCAGCTCGCAGCAAGAATGTTCCAATACCTGAGCCGGCAACACCCTTCTCCACTGACGTAGTGCTTGTAAAGATGAATGGGTGTCTCGAACTGGTGACATCTGTCCATTTTCTGAAAGCAAACGTGATAGTTTGTTTGTTGTAACCATCTCTGGTATCTGAGCTTAGGTCGATAGGACCGATTGCTTCAGGCCATACTTCCTCAAGTAGTATAGAATAGATTCGTTTATCTTCTTTATCGAGTTGGTGAACGATGACTTCTGTTGTATACTCATTGTAGTAGTTGAACATATTGTTGGCGGGATTCATCACAAATCCATTCCATGCATCAAACAGGGTACGCTCTCTGAAGTCAGTACCGACACGAAACGTCATATCAATCGTGCTGGTGAACGTCGGTGTATATGGTAGCTTGCGAATCGGTCCCCAAATTCTATTTTCTTGGGTCGAGAAGGACTTACCAGGAAGCGAAGTAGTCTCGCACTGAATGGCTAGTCTTTCTTGATGTTCGCGGTTGAATAGCTGTGCCAGCTTTGGTGGTGACGTAAACTCCACGACAAACCTATTGGGTGAGGTAAGGCCATGTTTGCTAATCCTAGCTTGTAGTTCGTTGATATCAACCATTAGTCTTAGTCTTGCTTTCGCTCTTGTTGGCCTCTAAGCGTTTCTCGTTCGCGGTCGAACGTCCACGGGCCGCTCTCTTACGTGGACCCTCACGAATCTCTTCCCGTGTAATTGCCCAGATAGTTTGCTTACCCTTCTTTCGAAACTGCTCTGCTGGTAGAAACAGTGCGATCTCCCAATCGCGGGCATGAACTTCGAGTAGTCGGGACCGTAGATACTTATTCTTATATTCTCGAACTAGCGGCAAAGCATTGTGAAATTTTGTTGCGTTTCTGATAATTCTATAACTGAGTCGTAGGCGGGTACTCTCGTTCAGGTCCTGCGTGGTCATTAGAATGGTCAATTCATTGAACAGCGCCGCTCGCAGTTTGATTGGTAAGTAATGTAGGTTGATTGCAAGAAAACTGTTTTGTCGAAACTCCAAAACAAAGACCATTGGAAACATATCATAGAATGGTAGGGTCTTACGCAGCTTGGGATTGTAGGCAAACATATACATTCTACCTTGACGACGACCGCGAATCTGTTGCGGTGAACGGGTAGTCACGTCCTCTGCCCTAACAAGCTCGTCTCGACCGCGAATCGGACCCTCACCGAATAGGTTACGCACGGCTTTTCGAAACCAGTCTTGAGCGAGTCGTCCTCGCTCTGGGATTGCCGTTACGCTACGAAGGTTCTGAATCTTATTAAAGATGTTCTCTGCCATACTATATCTATGCTCAGGGTTTCAGATGTCCCTCGGTTAGAATCACAAAGTCCCAACCTTTTGCCTTACACAATGCTCGGGCAGCTTCCCATTTAGCGGAGTTCACACCCCAGTTTTTCACTTCGCTAAGCCAGCGACGAGAGATGCGCCCTGTTTTCGTTAGTTTGTTTTTAGGATTTGGTGGGCCACAATATTTCTTGGGTTTGACTTCGATGACAGATTCTTGAAGCTGACCGTCTTTTTGTCGAACCAGAATCCAGAAGTCCGGGAAGTACCGGTGAGTCCTACCATCTACAGGTGACTTGTAGGGAATGACCAGTTCCTCACTTGCCCATTCGATAATGGCTGGGTGGCCATCGCAGTACCGCATGAAGCGTAGTTCAAGCGAGGAGCGATAGATAATACCTGCTGGATCACCCTGATATTTCTTGGGATTACGGGGTTTGAATTTACCTTTATACGCCATACATAGTATGTAGCTGACACTCAGGAGTAGCACATGGCGAAAACGATCAACTTCAAAACCAATATCATCAAGGCCGTCCGAGGTGTGTTCGATAGGCTTGAGACGAAAGGAGAACAGTCGTTAGGTGTCTTACAATATCCAACAGACGGTGATAACTTCGACGCAGGACATTTCATTATGTTCCACGTGAACGAACAAGTCAAGGGAACCGGTATCGTGGCCTCGACATTCCAGAGGAATGTAAAAAAGTTTCTATCAAACCCCTTCGTCGCCGTTGGTGCGGGTCTTGGTGGTTTTTTAGGTGCGGCCGCGGTTGCTGGTGGTATTGCATTCCTTAAAGACAGTCTTGTACAAACCGATGCCCAACTTGATATTCTTGGTCGCGGCAAGACAAGAATTCAGAAAACCCGACAATCATTGGCCTCGGCGGGAGCAAGTACATCACAACGAATCAATAGTGCCATCATACCTGTTCAGATGGAAACTGTGGCTAGCCTTCTTTTATACATGCCTGAAAAGATTACCACCAACTATGGGTTTGAATACCAAGGCGAATCCTTACAGCTTGCAGTTGCAGGTTTGGGTGCTGCTGATATCATTGGTGGCGGTAGTATGCTTTCCGAAGAAGCAAAAGCTGAATTTATGGCGGGCCTTGTTGAGCAATTCAGCTTGCGATTTGTGACCAAGATTCTTGATGACCTTGGTAGTCTTGCCGGCATTAACGTTGGTGCTACTGGAGTGCTAGAGAAGAAGCGTCGTAAGGTTCTCAATCCACACATGCAGTTTCTTTTCCGATCGGTCAACCAGAGATCATTCGAATATACTTTCAGTTTCGCTCCTCGTAACGAGAAAGATTCGGTAGCTATCGACAACATTATTCGGACGTTCAAGTTCTATGCTCACCCTGAGATTCAAGCGGGTGGTTTGTTTCATGGTTATCCAGCTGAGTTTGATATTCAATATATTGCTAGAGAGAACAAGGATCAACCCTACGCTGAGAACGATTGGTTGAATAAAGTAGGTCGATGCTATCTCTCTAGTGTAGCGGTGGACTATAGTGCCGCCGGTGTCTTTTCAACTTTTAGAAGTCTAAACAAAGAACTAGGTACACGCCTTCGGGGAACGACTCCTGCGTCTACGATGAGACAGGGCAACCCACCGACCCATATCAATCTTACCCTCACGTTCAATGAGCTTGAAACGCTCAACCGAGCACACATTGCAGAGGGCTTCTAATGACATTCTTCGGTAAGTTTCCCCTGACGGCATATGATCTTGAAATACCGTTAGGCAATACATTTGCTAAACCCAAGACGATCACTGATATTTTCAAGAGAATTGCTCTAAAGCAATCACTCGAAGAAGTAGGTACGGTCTATGGTTCGTACACGATCAAAGACGAAGATACGCCTGAAATCATTGCTGACAAACTCTATGGTTCGTCTGGTCTGCATTGGGTTGTGCTACTCGCAAATGAGATCATCAATCCAGTTTTCGACTGGCCCCTAAGCGAGCGAAAGTTGGTGCCTTTCATCGACCATAAATATCCGGGTAGCACGTTCTTTCTGAATTCACTTTTGATCTCTGGTCAATTTCGAGCAGGGCTTGACGTGACTACTGTTTCGGGAGATGCAAAAGGAACTGTAACCGCATTCGATGCGAACTTGAGTAGCATGGTTGTTGAGAATATCTCTGGTGTTTTCGAAGAAGGGGATACACTGGTTCAAGATATTGGTGAACCAGTTCCCGTCACAGGCGAACTAACTCGTCGAGTGTCTTTCTCCAAAGATGCGTTGAAGTTTTTCGCTGACCCACAGGGCAAGCCCCTCAATCCCCTCCCCCTCAGAGCGGGTTACATTCAAGGTGGGTTTGGATTCCCCGGCATCGCTGATGTCGTCACCAACGAACAGTACGAACGAAACCAAAATGAAGGTAAGAGAACTATTCGTCTGATTCATCCCGATCGACTAGAAGAAATTCTGCGTGATATTGAAACTATCTTTCGTCGTAATGAACTTCGTAGAACACTATAATACATGACAACTCCAGCATCACAACCTAATCATAATGACGATATCTATTACCCTAACGATATTCGCATCCACGATATTACAATTATCGCGGGTGGTGAGGAATGGGATGTTCAACGACTGTTAGTACAGATCAACCTGTTCGAAGATTTATACAGCAATGTTCTATCAGGTAGTATTACTTTAGTTGATGCTGTCAACCTAATTTGCAATGCTCCATTTGCAGGGAATGAGAAATTGATACTATCCTTTGAGACACCTGGATATCCAAGTAGCGATAGGGTGAATCTAGAGTTTGATATCTACAAAATTTCTGACCGCAATACAGGAAGTGCTGGTGACTTGACTGATACGGCGCAAACATATACTTTGCATTTTGTTTCGAGTGCATATTATACCAATAAGCAAAGTCGTGTTCGACAAGCATTTACCAATTTGCGTATCAGCGATATGGTCAAAACTATTGGTGAACAAATAGGTATTAAGATTGCTGCTGAGCCCACTGGTGGTGTTCAATCATTTATCATGCCTGGTTGGCATCCATTCTATGCAATCAACTGGTTGGCCAATCGGGCCCGTCCCGCTACTAATCCATATGCAGCAAACTACTTCTTTTTTGAAACCCTTGATGGGTTCAATTTTATGTCACTGAACCATATGATAACTCGTCGTCCTAATACTAAGTACGTCTATGATGTTTCGAACATTCGACAATTGCCTAATACAGCGGCCTCGGCGGCAAAATCAGGAGCCGACCGGCAGATCGTTCCTGAAGTTCGTGTGATGCGTGCTTATCAAGTGATGGAGTCTGGTACGACCCTTGACCGAGTTGATTCGGGAATGTATGCAAGCAAGCTCATCACACATGATCTAGTGCGAAAGAAGTTTGCCACTCACGACTTCTCCTATTTTCCCAACTTCGAAAAACTTGCACACATTGAAGATGCCATATGGGATACCGACGGCAAACGTATTGAGCAAGACGCCAGAGCATTCGCTGGATACAGCAAGCATGGTGACAAGATCGAATCTGCGGTGAGGTTCTATCCCAAGCATAGCTTTATGCGAGATGGCGATGCTGACCATGATGAAAGTCAGAAGTGGATGCTGCAACGTCTTAGTCAATTGAAAGCAATCGAACAGTTGAGACTTCGTGCGGAACTGCCCGGCGACTCAAACCTTCGTGTTGGGGACGTGGTTATAGTTGAAGTTCCTCGACCTGAATTTATCAAAGGTAATCCTTATCCCGAGAACCGTGACCCTAATCTCTCGGGCAACTATCTCGTCACCAATATACATCATATAATCGAAATAGATAATCATAGAATGATACTGGAGCTTTCGAAAGAATCGTTGCCCCCAATGAGCAATGAAAGTGTTATTGACAAACAAGATTCTGCAAGTGGTCTATTCAGTGATGCTCTTTCTGCCCTGAGCGATAAGTTGAATTCAGGTGCAGTCCTACTCAAGAATATATTCAAATAATGCCAGAGTTTATGGGTACAACCGGGTTCGTTTGGTGGCAAGGTGTAGTCGAGGATCGTCACGATCCCCTACAACTTGGTCGCTGTCGTGTTCGTATTTTGGGCTGGCATCCGCAAGCTAGAGCTTCGGTGAGCATCTCAGATTTGCCTTGGGCATATCCATTGTCGCCCATCACGTCGGCTGCGATGAACGGTATCGGTCATGCCCCTGTTGGTCCTGTTGAAGGTACATGGGTCATGGGATTCTTTCGAGATGGTGAAAACGCTCAAGAGCCAGTAATGCTTGGAACCCTTGGTGGTATTCCAGAAGAGGAACCCTGTCTGCGAGGTTTGGGTTTCTTCGATCCTAATGGTGTCTATCCTCTACCTGGCAGCAACCCGGTACAAGACGCAATCGACAAAGTAACAGGTATTGAGTCAAAGGTTACAGGCGCACTACCAAGCGTCGCTGCGATAGGTGTATTATTAGGTGTCGATCGTAAAATTTTAGATCAAGCTCTCGATATTTCAAGCGGTGTACAAGGACAAATTGAAACTGTTTCTTCAGTTACTTCAGGTATCGAGACTCAAATTTCAACAGCGGTAGGAAATGCGGTCACTGCCGCTACGGGTGTAGATGCAACACCAGAACAAATCGAAGCTGCTACTAAGAACATCGTAGCAAATTCTAAGAGTCAGATCACGGCGGCCGCCGCTGGTATTTTATCTGGTACGGGTCTGCCTGAAGTTGCAGCGATTGAGAGTATCGTTTCAGGCTCTCAAGCTGACATTGAAGCTGCGGCCCTGGGAGTCATTTCGAATATAGAAGGTTTGGAAGGATTCAGCGGTGACATTACTACCGATGTCAAGGGAGCTGTAGAGGGGGCTATAGCTGACGCTTTGGGTGAATTTAGTATTGTTGGTAAGGGTATTGAACGTGAACCCGCCGCCGTGATTGATGCTGCCAAAGCCCTTCAAGCGGAAGCTGTTGCTGCCGCATCCGAGACAGTATCAAATGTTCTCGATGGACTTGCTGATGTAATTCCTGGTGGAATTCCTGGTGGAATTCCTGGAATTCCTAAGGATGTTGCCGCGGCTATTGATGATGCGGCCGCCGCTGCTGGTGAGGCTGCTGCATCTGCGGCTGCTGCTGCTGGTGCTAGTGTGGCCGAGGCGGCCGCTGCTGGAGAGGCTGCCGTCAGTGAGGCTATTGCTGCTGCTGCTGGTGGAAATTTGGTGAATAGCTTGAGTGGTATCGCAAGCGGTACGATTTCTTTTGAGGGTTTGAAATTTTCAACTCCTGGTCTGAGAGAACCCGACACTTCTCGTTTGGCCAGAACCGATGGTGAAGTGATCCTTGGTAAAATTAGCGAGGAACATCCCGTTGTTTCTCAGAAAACAAATGTGTTGAATATTCCAGGCTTTCTTGGTGTACCCATCGAGTCCATAGCGAGCAATCCCAATGCACCACTAGACAAAGACTTGAGGCAGATTGCTACAGCTAATTCTTTCGTGACATGGTTTGAACCTCCAACGTGTGCTCCCTTCACTGAGTATCCTTTCAATCATGTTTACGAGAGTGAGTCAGGTCATATTCAAGAGTTTGATGACACCCCAGGCTTCGAACGCATTCATACGTTCCATAAATCTGGAACCTTCGATGAAGTTCATCCCGATGGTAGTCGCATGACGAAGGTAGTTGGCAACAACTACGAGATTATTCTCAAAGATGATAACCTACTTGTCAAGGGCGATCTGAACATTACTGTTGATGGCCAAGCTCGTATCAAAATTCAGAAAACTTTTGATATCGAAGTTGACGATGGTACTATGCAAGTAGTGATACGAAAGGGTAATGTGAATGTGCAAGTTGAGAATGGCGATGCGAACGTATTTGTGAAGGGTGATCTAACGACAGAGGTTCAGGGAAATAGAAAAGACACCGTGCTTGGTGGCTACGTCCTTGATGTGAAGGGTACGATCAGTATACAGGCAGGCGGCTCCGTGTTTATCCGAGGCGCCAGTATTTTCTTGAATTGAGGTAACAGATGCCAGGTATTGCAAGAGTAGGACAAGATAGTGCGGGCGGGATGATTCTCAATGGTGGGAACGGCTCAGTGTTCGCCAATGGTACGATCGTCGCCGTTCGCGGTTCGGGTGTATCTGGCCACGGCTCATCGCCACACTCAGGACCAATAATGGTCTGTGCGTCAGGTACGGTGTTCGCTTCGGGTATCAATGTTTGCAGAGCAGGTGATTGTGCATCATGTGGTCATGTTGCTACCGGTTCTGGTAATGTGTTTGCGGGGTAATTATGGCTGCGATTATTGAATTTCCAGTTGATGCATTTGCTGCAATCGACCCACTACAGAAGATCGAGCTAACACCAGCCGAGCGGGGCGTTGTTGATTTGGTGTTTGGTGACGATGCACTTCTCAACCCGGTACGACCATCTATTGATTCGACACTCGCCAGCATCGACAGAGAAGTAGCTTTGCTGAGCCCTCTCTCCGGAGCTACGGGCAACCAAGTTATTCCGACGCTATTCGGAGTACCTGCTCCTCCCATCGGCGATGGTATTACAGACATCCAAATTTCGACGCTCATCTCATCTCTGAATAGTCTACGAACCGAGATCACGCAATACCGAACACACTCGGATCGAGTTAGTGGTTTCACTCTACCGGTAGGTACAAAACCTCCGTCGTTCCCTGGGCTGCTTGGGGTAGCGGTCGCACACAATCTTATCAAGAATAGTCTTGAGCCTGAGGGAACCGACGAACAAGATTTCTTCTCATTCATCTTTGAGACGTTGCTTGGTGGTGCTGAGATTCTGGTAAATCAGGCGTTCACCGCTTCATTCAGAATTTTTGAACGACTCAACGGTGGGCTAGATGGCAAAATTACTCTAACGCTTACCGGTGTTACTGGTACATTCATCGCTGGTGAAACCGTCAACGATCTAACAACAGTTGAAATAGGCATAGTAACGAAGTGGACTCCTGGAACGAACACTCTCGTTATCACACAAGCTGATCCTGGTGAGTTTAATGCAGGTGATAGCATTCAGGGCGTAAGCTCTGGCGCGACCGCTACGGTTGGTACTGTCACGCTACCCACGTTCAACTCAAAGAATCTTTCTGCTACACCAGAAAGTTCCTTTACATCTATTCTAGCAGCGGTAAACGCACTTATCGGACCCATAGATTCCCTACCTAATATAGACGACAGCAATTACTTCGAAGCTCTGGAACTCATCACGAAATTCGGTCTAGCACAGACGATTTCGAGTCTGGCAAAAGACGATTTGTATTCCCGCTTCCTATTCGATAATGTCAATGGTACTGAAGCATTGAAGGTCGAAATTCTGAATCTCCTCGCCGAGGAAGAAATCGCTGAAGTTACATCAAGTCTGCCACTAATTGGCCCTGAAGGTGAGTTGATACCGCAATGATTACAACAACATTAATATTAGCTGCTATTAGCCAACAATGGTGGTTGAACCTTGGTATGACAATCGGTACTATCATAGCCGGTGTAGTAATCAGTATCTTCATCAAGATATTGAAGACATGGACTGCTAAACGAAAAGATGTCAAGACTAGGGAAGAACAATTAGGGGAAGACTCAACTACGTTGTTGTCGAATGGAAAGAGCCATCAAGAAATCAATGAAGTCTTGAATGAGCTTCGCAACGTGCTTAGCGCCGAGCGGGCCCAGATTGGTCAATTCCATAATGGTGGCGATTACTTAGACGGTAGCCCCGTCAAGCGGTTCTCAGTTTCCTATGAATCTTTCCAGTCTGGTTCTCAGCCTATGGCACCGCAGATGCAAGGCGTGTTGATATCTTTGTTCTGGGATGTAGTTCCTATCCTGAAAGATAATAAAGCCGTTGGTCGTCTGGTATCAGAGCAGCCCGAAGGTTACTTTCGGTCTTTGTTTGAGAACGGCACAGTCTATGCCTTTGCTGCCCTACCCCTACGGAAATGGCACGCCAAAGCACGCAAGTCCCAAATCATTGGTTATGTGTTGGTCGAGTGGGGTACTCAGGAAGATTACGAAGCTCAGACCGAGACTCATATTCGAAGTCAACTTCGCAGCACACGCACAGTGATTGAGTCACAATTGGCCTAAAGGATTACGATAAGTCGTATACATATTGATAATGGACTTGCCTTGAGAGGACTGACGTGGCGACTATCAACCATCCCAACGAAATTAGTGATCTGTTCGGACTATTCGATTCCGACGCAGGCATCACTACTCAGAACAAT